CGGCGTCGCTTCGCAGCGTAGGCGGCAACCGGGTCTGTATCTGCGCTTCCATTCGTCGTTGAAACCTGTGACCTACTGCTTGGCGTCATGCCGAAGTCCTGCTGGATTCGCCTCAGGTCGTTGCGGAGCGACCGCTCGTCAACCGCCCACGAGTGTGGCTGCGTCCACTTGATGCGAAGCCGACCGTCCGTGCGGTTCGGGTCTGGCTCCATCATCACGTTGTCACGGCCGAACTGGCGGCACTTGTCCTTCGCCTCCATCCACTTAGACCACGTGTGGCAATAGAGAGCCCAGGCATCGACGTCGGCCTCCGTGAAGACACGCATCCGCCGCAGCATCGGCACGGTGTTGTTCCACTTCTTGACCGCCACCGGATCGTCCTCAATCGACTCTGGCGGATCGAGATTGTCGAGCAGTTCGGGCGTCGGCTCGTTCGACGGCAAAGCGTCCTTCGACGGATTCCCGCGAATGTATTTCAGGATCGACGGCTCCGGGGCCGGACCGCGCTTGCCCATGAGTCACTCCTTCGGCTTGAGCCATTTATCAACAACCGCTCTAGCAACAGCCTTGGTCATTCGCGGGGGGACACTCATGCCAATCATGTACTTTCCGATCCTATCATCCTTCGCCGCGTAATCATCAGGAAATGATCCAAGTCGTTTCTGCTCTCGGAACGTCAAGCGTCGGCACTCGCTCCAATGCCTCGCCGTATCCGATGCCGTCAATGTGCACGATGGCATCGCACCGCTAAGCCGCATAATCGTGAATCCAGAAAGTCTCCCCTCCGACCGCTTCACAAAATCAGCGTAGGACTTGCCCGGTTTTGTTCGGTGCCAGCATTTGAGGTCAAACGCTGCCGGGGCCGTTTGGTCTCGCTCCTCGTCGGACAAACACCCAAGGTCGGAGCAGGCTTCGCCAGCAGATACCCAGCGGTGCCGCGGCTTGAAGTCCAGCAGCGTGTGGCTCACGTCTTCCCTAACGGCACAGAAAAAAACTCGCTCTCGACGCTGCGGCACACCACAGTCGGCAGCGTTCACAAGAAACAACTGCGGCCTGTAGCCCAACTCCCGGAAGCGTTCCATGACAAGTTTTGTGTAGCCCTTCGCGTTTCCAAGGATCATCCCTTTGACGTTTTCTGCAATCGCCACTTTAGGACGCAGCCTGCCCACAAGGTCGAGGTAGTCGAAGAACAGGTCGGAAAGAACCTGCTTCGCCTGGCCTTCGCGAAAGTGTTTGTCCTTGCCCCATGCTGCTTCGCGGCTCCCGGCCATGCTAAACGTGGAGCACGGCGGAGACCCGTCAAGAATGTCGAGGTCAAACAGTTCGCTCGGTAGATCCATCTCGAGCAAGTCGCGTATCGGACACAGAAAGTAGTTTTTCGGCTTGATGTTCTTCTTGTAGTGCCAGGCCATCTCGGGGTCGATGTCGTTCGCTGCAATGACGTCGCAGCCAGCCAGTTTGTATCCCAGCGACGAGCCGCCACCGCAGGCGAAAGTCGACATGACTTTGATGCCGCGCGATGGAATACGCTTCAAGTCGGCAAGTCGCCAGGCGCACTCAGGGCGTCGTGGCGTTAAACTCGAATCCGCACTTGGGGCACTTGTGCTGCAAGTCGAAATCGTCAACGTCGATCTCCTTTGTGCTTGACTCTGGCTCTTGCTGATGCGAGTCGGCGTCGAGCGTTTCGTACAGCCCCGCCGCGGTCGCTGTGCTGGCAAGCACCTGCTGCAACGCCTCGCTCCCGGTGTCCACGCCGCGAAGCAGCTCATCCAACTTCGCTGCATCGGAATCTGCCATCGCCGCGAGCGGATCGAGCGTCGCGAGGAGCTTGTCGGCCTCGGCCTCGTTCACGTCAAGAACCAGCACCGGAACCTCGCCCTCGCCAAGCGTCTCGGCTCGTAGGTGGCCGTCGATCAGCATGAGCGAGCCGTCGGGCAGTTCGCGGGCGAGGCAGGCGTCGGCCAGCCCGACCTCGGCCAAGACTCCCCGGAGGGCATCCTGCTGGGCCTTGGGGTGCGTCCTCCAGTTCTTCGGATTGGGCCGGAGGTCGCTCGCAGGCACCATACGGAGCGATTTGACGCGGTTTCGGATGTTCATGTAGGGAAACTATTGGTGAAGGAAAACGGGTCGCAGAACGCAGATTTGGCGGCCGGAAAGGGGGGGGGCCGAAAACCCCCGAAAACTTCGACGCAGGGGTACTTTGTGGTTTTGCTGGTTGGCCCCGGTTTGCGACCCCCCCCTACGGGGTGGGGTTGGTTGAAATCTCCCTTTATCAATTACGTCCTTTGTCAAGCGTGCCGGATTCAAGAGGTGGCGGGAAATCCGTAGACGGTCTTTTTGCTGTGACACGACGCACACAGACACTGGCCGTTCGTCACCGCGTAGCGGAGGTCTGGCCGCTCGACGACCGGCACGATGTGGTCGGCGTGTGCCTCACGCTTCGATCCGCAGACGCGTCCGCAGGCCCGACAGGTGTAGTCGTCGCGGATGAGAACGGCGAGCCGCCACGCCCGGTGCTTCGCGTCGCAGTAGCCTCGTGCCGCCGCGTTCGGTCGCGACTCCCGCCGCCTCACCCGTGCGGTGCTGCGAGGGAGCCGGAACATATCGACGCGGCTTGGCATCTCAACTCTTGAGCGTGACCACGGCGGCAACGCCGGTGCCCGCAGCCTGACCGGCGAGCACTTGAAGGTACGGCACGCCGAACGTCGCGTCGGGCAGTGCGTAGACGCTGCCGACCGACGTTGACCCTGCGACCGTGATGTCGGCGGCAGAGCCATCGGCACCATAGACACGGCGGAACGTGCCATCGACGCTTGAGGCACCCCACATCTGCAGCGACGTCAGCGATGCCGATGCCGTGCCGAGATCGACCACCCCGCCAGCGAAGTCTTCAAGGTGCAAGGTCGTCGAGGTCGACGTTGCTGTGGTGAGCGTGATCGACACCTGCCGCGAGCGGCGGCGCATCTTGATTTCTGACATGGCGATTCTCCTTGTGTGGCACGGGTCAAGCCCGCAACGTGGCCGTCGCCATGCACGGTAGCACCAAGCCACCGAACACTTGCAGACGCCGGGCAAAGCCAGAGGCATCCCTGCCTGCTGGCTCACCCGGAGAGTCTGGCTACTTGTGGCACCCATCTGCGTCGCACGCCGAGGCAGGGGCCGGAGCACCATGGCACGAGGTGGCACCGTGACACGAGGCCGTGGCACCGTGGCACCCACGGCTGGCCCGGGCCTCGGCACGAGCTTCGGCGGCGGCGGCACGGGCTGAGAGCCGGTCGGCCCGACGCTCGGCAGCGGTGCGACGACCGTGGCAAGACGACGCGGCACCATGGCACCCAACCGGCTCGGCAGCGCAGTCGCACGACTGCTCACCGGCGATGGTCACACCGATCACGAGACACACGAACGCGGCGATGGCCGAGTACAGAATACGATTCACAGGGAAGGCTCCTATCGAGGGTTGGACGGACACACAGACAATCAAACCAGACGAGTCAACGGTACCGCTTGCAGGCGAACCATCGGCCATGACCATAGGCCACGCCTTGATCCACCACGGTCATGCCGCTCTGCGAGTAGCAGCAACTGGAGAGGGCGGCAGACGGCGTTGCGCCGCATCCGCATCCTTCGTGGCTTCCGGTGCGGTTGCCGCCAAAGTGACCGACTCTGCCAAGCCTCGCCTGTATCTCGGCGACTCCTTGAGCCGTCGAGGTGTCGCCACCTGATGGCACGGCGGCATAGGTCGATGATGCCTGCCGTCGAGGCCGGGCGTCGGCCTGTGTTGCGATGATGGCGAGCAGGATGGCAAGAGCGATGCGGTTCATGTGGGCTCCTCTGGCTGCGGCTCGGGCGTGAGTTGCGGCAGAACGTCTGCGAGCGGCAGGATGTCGATCTGCTCCATGATCTCTGGAGTCAGGTGTTCACAGGCCCAGCCGAGAATGCCGCCGGGATACAGTTCGCTGAGAAGGTGACCACCAAGCATCCACCGTCCATCCGTGAGTTGTTTCGCTGTCGCAACGTGGCGAGGGTCGCCGTGCTCTTGCTGGATGGTGTACCACTGCACTGCCACTTCGTATGAGTAGACCAGCGCAAGGTCTTTGCACTCGTCGTATGGCATCGGGAGAGTCATGTCGGAGAGCAGCATCAGACGTTCCTCTCAAGGGCCGTTTGGAATGCCTGCATGATCGACGTATACGCGCTCACCTGTGACGAGTTGAGCCCGAGTCCGATTGAATAGGCAGAAATCCAAGAGTTGTGGAACGAGTTTGCCGTTCCGTTTGCGTTTCTGGCAAACACATAGAATGGAGCCGTACTCAATGACGCCCCGCCCGACACATCCGTTCCCTGAGTCGCTACAGACGCGCCGTTGTGCCAGTGCGTCAACAGAGACGACGATTCCCTGGAGGCGATTCGGTGCCCAGCCGTGCCGTGCCCATATGGAGAAAGCGATACTGGCGCGGTATAAACCCAACCATATTGAGCAAGGACTGCCGCCGACGAGAAAGCATCTGTCCCGAGCAAAAAGCGATTGCTGGTGGCGCTATCATTTGCACCAATGTAGTAGCGATTCACGTTTGTTCCGCTACTCTGTCCGTGATACACGGACAGATGGCCGCTCGTAAACGTCCCGATGTTGGCGATCGACAGCCCAGTGTTGAGGTACTTGCTGCTGCCATCACCAAGCAAACCACCTCCCGGCCCCATCTCCGCATAGTTCGCGCTTACGAATAGCCCACCGGAGTTGGTGTCGGTGGTGTTTCCGTACTGGCACGCCTGCCATGCGGTTGCTGTGCTGCCAAACTCAATCTGCGGTCGCCAGAGTTCAACAACTCCGTTGCAGTCGGAGTCATGCGAGCCGTCAGCACCGTTGACGGTTCCGATGAGGGCAAATCCACCTGTGTTATTGCTGACTGTGCCAGTGACAGAGATTCGCTGCCAATCTGTGGTGAGCGTAAACTTCTGGTAGACGCCTGTGCTCCACGCGGAGGTGTTGTTCGTCGCAAGGCGTATTGAGGATGCCCCACCGGATGCTGGCTTCCTTGCCCAGACAGAAAAAGTCCCGGTAGCATTTGCTACCCACTGGCTCCCGATCGACATTCTCAACGCAGCGTATGACGGCCCGCCGGCCAGCGTCACAGAAAGAGCGGTTGCCGTGCCGTCCGGCGCAGTTGCGGCAGCCCCCTTAGTCGCCGCGTTTACCGCGCTCCACACGCTTGACGCAAACGATCCGCCGTCATTCGCGGTGTTCTTCGTCAGGACATTTCCGCCCACACCCCACGCGGTTCCTCTGAAAAGCGGAACGAGGCAGGCATTGAGGCCGGTGCCAGCGAAAAGACTCAAGCGATAGAACCGATCTCGGATATTGGCTGCGGCGATCGCCTCACAGAACGTATTCACCGCGCTGGCTGTCGCGGTTGAGACGGTGCCGCCGTTGGCGTAGACCCGATTCACCCAGTCCTGCGCGTCGATGGACTTCGGCGTGAAGGACTCGCGTGGCCGAAGGAGTCGTGGCGACATGCTCATCGTTTCACCTTGCACGTTCCGCTGGTGCAGATCGTTCCGCTTTCCATGACCGCTGGCTTCGCTTCCACGCTTTCCACGCCATCACGAATAGCAGGCGCGTCAAGAACGGCTGCCCTTGCAGCAGCAACCGCAGCGGCTGCGCGAGCGGGCTCGGTGGCAAGCCTGTCTGCGTCAGCAGAAAGCCACACCAGAAGTGAGACGATCCATCGCCAGAACAATGCCATCACGGAGCCTCGTTGAGTTTCTTCCACACGAACATGCACAGGACTGCACCGGCTACGCTGAGAATGATGCCGGCCGGTGCGTAGTGGTTGCCCGTGATGATCGAGCCAACCAAGCCTCCAGCAACCGAACCGGCAACTCCGATGAATATGGTTTGCCAGCGGTTCTTTGCCGCCGCCTCTGGATAGAGCCACTCCGCAATGCTTCCAGCGATGTAGCCAAAAATCAGCCAGACGATCAGCGTGAACATCACCAGCCCTCCGCGTGACAAATCATCTCGCCGCCGCAATGAGACGCCGCATATTGCTGCTCGATTGGCTGCGGTGCTGGCTCTGCAAACACCGTGAGCCACAGCCCGAACTTCGCCACACGAGCGAGCAGGCGTGCCACAGGCCGCTGCTTCGGAACAAATGGATTCACCGGGTCAAAGCCAGGAACCGTCGCCACAAGATAGCCCGCCACGAGGCAGGCGGCGCACGACAATATCACACTACGCTTTGACATGGCTTTGCTCACAGTGCGAGAAGGTGATTGAGTTCAGCATGGTGTTTCGTCGTGACGTTTTCCGGTGACGGCGTGAGCCACTCGCGATGCTCAAGGTCGCGATACTGAAAGCCATCGACGCCGCCAATGGCGAATGAGTCAGACTGCCGGAGGATTGCTTCGGTGTCGGCCTTGCTAGCCCAAAAAGAGCCTTCTGGCTGATCCGCAGGCCAACGTGGCCCGCCGCACCATGCGGTGCCCCACGAGTTCAAAACCAGAGCACCGTCTGGCGCACCGTCTGTGTTGTTTGCTGCATGGCGGATACCGATTATGCACATGCAGTGTCCCCAACTCCCGCCTCGTGGCAGTGCGCCAAACTTGTCGCGCGTGTTCGTGGCCGCGAAGCCGACGTTGCTGCACACAGGAACGCAGTAGCCGCTTGAGATGGCTGCTGCCAACTCGTCCCATGTATCGACAAGGGCGACGGCCACAGCCTTGTGCTGATTCGCCTTGGCACCCAAATCCTTTGGCACGCCATACGCCCCCCACTGACGAGAGAGAGCGATGCTGTATTCACTCAGGTCAACCTCGTCTGTCTGCCTCTCGCGATAGAGGATGCCGCCTTGGCCGTTCTTCAAGCCGCTTACCCATCGTGCCGCTGCGGCACCAAACGACCCATCAGACCAGCCGGCGAACGCGACAGGAGGTAACTGGCCCTCCGTGCGACTCCCGCCGTAAATCGGCTCCGTGGCAACGAGCTTCGGCGGATGCGGCAGTCGGCCGGTCTTCCAATCGACGGCCTGCGAGATGTAGGAGCCGACGCCCCACCCAAACGATACGCACGTTCCAGCGGAGCCTTGATTCCACGCCCGGAACGGCTTGCCGTAGACGGCTCGATGCGCCTCGTCTGCAAAGCGGTAGAGAAACGCGTCGACAGGCTTTGACTGCTCCATGCAGTCCTGACCGGCCTGCCTGAATCGTGGCTTGTCGAGTGTGCGGAGGAACTCGGCCGTTGCTTTCGGGTCGGCCAAGTAGCCGAAGTTTCCTTCGATTCGGTCAGCGACGCGGCTGACATACCTGCTGGCAAGCGTGCCAAGTACGGCAGCAAACAGCACGAACATCACAGCCGACCACGACCAACGGTTATCGTGCTGCGTCATTCGCCGCCCTTCCAACTTCTCGATATGCCGTCACCCATGCAGCGCGCTGCTCTGGCGTCAGTGGGCCGCCATCAGTTCCGATGTGCTCGTCAAGGTATGAGGCGATCGCTTCCCGTGCCCGCGGCTGTCGGTCGCCAATGCTGATGCCACGGCATCGCAGTGTTCGTGCGGCCTTGCGAAGCTCGTCAACGGAAACGCCTGTCTTGAGATATGGCTGCGACTGCGTGCCGTCGTACTCGATCTCGTCTGCCAGTTCCTCGCATAGTGCGCCGACAATGGAGGCGTCATCACTGGCCGTCTCGCCAAGAAACACGCCACGCAGGCTGAATGGCCCTGATTCTGGTTCAGGCGTTGGCTCGTAACCTGATGGCGACGGCCACCACATCACAATCAACGCCAGAACAACAAGCCCTGACGCAATCAGTTTTCTGATGTCTGCGCTGCCACGCACTTTGGCGAGCAGTTCTTTTAGCGTCTTAGCGTCAACGCCGAAGAAAACGGCGCACGCCAGCGCAATCAGAATCATCGAGATCATTTGGCGGGTCTCCTAAAACAAGTCTGTACCGAATGGCCGACAGCCTTGCAGCCCTGCGGCTTACTCCGTGTCTCCCCGCGTTGGCCTCATATCGTTCGGAAAAGACACCGTATCGAGCGACACCGGCTGCGACTTCGTCACCTGCCGCTGCCGCCGGACGTCGTGCGACCACTGCGATGACACGACGGTCGCCCGCTCGGCAACCCGTGGGGCAAGAGCGAGGCCCGACATGCTCGCCTCGTCCTCCTCCGGCGTCGGCTGCTCATGGGGGTCATTCCGAAAACGCAGCCTGCGGTCTATCCGAAGCGTCAACGGGATGACGTCTCGCAGACGGATGAGTTGATCCTTGGTGATCGTCCAGTGCGTGCATATCGCGGCGTAGGACGAGTGGCTGTCCCACTGCATGGTCAGGGTCTTGATGCACACGAGGGCCGTGTCACCCGCCATGCCGCAACTCCTCCGGCACCCAAAACGAGACGCACCGCATCGAGGGGTTCAAGGCCAACCGGCACCGCGAGTCGATGCTCCGGTGAAAGCACACATGCTCGCAGTCCTCGCCCGTGTACCGCCCTTGAAGAAACTGCCGCTTGCGGTAGATCGCCAACTGGCCGAACGCCGACCGAAACTCGACCGGCGGGCTTCCGACCGGCGGGTGCCATCCGTGAAACCAGTTCTGATCCCGCTGCCTCCAGTGGTTCAGCCTCGCCGCGAACGCGTCGTAGTGAACCGCCATGACTGACTGTGTGATCGGCGGTGCCCACTCGCCCCACGAGTACGACGCGAGGCCGTAGAGCGTCGAGTCGAGGGCCATGTGGCCGACGCTGTTCATCACGCCATCGACGCTCCAGCCGCCCCACGGGTCGGTGTCAAACACGATGACATAGTCCGGGGTGCCGAGCGTCCCCGATGCAACGACTCGCTGGCACTCGGCACGGTACTCGGCGAGGGCATGGGTGCGAACGGCATCGGTGGTGTAGTTGAGGTGCGGCCTGCCGTTCTCGTTGATGCTGGCGAACGTGTTGTCGAGGTTCTCCCAGTTCTCCAGATAGTCTTTCGTGCCATCCGTGCTGTCGTTCTCGTAGATGAAGCACGACCACGATCGAAAGAGCAAGCCGGTTCGCTCAACGAGATCGAGCGTCCTCGGAAGCCACGGCATCGCGTTGCGGCAGATCGCCACAAACGCCACCGACGTTTCCGCTGCTTCCTCCAGCCCTCGTGTAACGGCGTACCAGTACGGTTCCAGAAACTCCGTGTCGGGGGGCAGCAGCGTGTCGGGGTTGTGCCGCTCTATCTCGTCAAGCGTGATCGTCGGCACCGTCGCCCTCCAAAGGCCACTTGTGAAGCGCGACACGTCCGGTCGTGTGCGTCGTCGTCAGTTCCGGGTAGACGTAGGTTCCGGGGACGCTGAGTTCGCCGTCTCCGCGAGCGGCGTTGGCGTGGTTGTGCCATGTCTTGATCGAGAGGGCAGGGTTCACGATCTCAAACCCGGCGTCGTGAATCTCGCCGAGGATCGCTTGATCGCAGCCGATGTATCCAAGCGGGATGCGGTCGCCAATGCCGACAAAGTCTCCGCCAATCCATGCCCATACGTCCTGCGAACCGGAGAAGAAACGCTCGTCACGAACGTGCCCGATCATGCGGGGCGACGTTGCACGCTCCCACCGCGTCAGTGCGACCATGCGGCCAATCGAGACGACGCTCTCGATGAGCCGTGCGGTGTGGTCGAAGATGATGTCGGCGTTCGCCAGCACGCACGCCTCGCCCTTGAACTGCTCTGCAGCAACCCGAAAGGCGTTGCCGTATCGCAGTCGCCCGTCCGGCGGCACCAGCGGAGCGATGCGAGAGAACACGCCGAGGGCCACGTTGGCCTCCATCGCTTCGTTGATCTCGTCGCGACGCTGCTGCGTTGACGGCGTGAACTTCTCCACCAAGAGAATCACAGCAGCGGCTCCGTCTCGGTGAAGTCGAGGTTCCGATCGCCATCAATGTCGTCAGCCGTGATCGGCACGTGGTGGTACTTCGCGTGCCACTCGGCGTTGGCAACGTGCGTGCCCTTCTCGGCACCGATGTTCTGGACGCGGCTGACGGTCGGGAACGCTTCCCATCGCGTGCCGCGGATGTAGTCGTTGACCACGATGTCCCACGATGGGCCGTCCTTCGTCGTCCATCGCGGCAGCATCTCATGCCAGCGGTCTTGCCACGTTCCCCACCCCCACGGCGTGAACCACCGCCGCCTGCCGCACTGGCCGAGGTTGCCGTTGCTTTTCTGCTGGTATCCGCTGACGGTGAACACGCTCTTGTCGTGCCGGTACTTGTCCCTCGCCCACGAGAACCAGAGCAGCGCGTCCCGCGTCGGCACGCAGTCGTCCTCGAAGTGCAGATGGAACTCGCTCTGCATGTAGTTGAAGCCGTAGATCATGCACATCTTCAAGGAGTCGTTGCACCCGGCGTGCTCCGTATAGCGGTGTGCCTCCCAGCCGTAGCGGTCGGCGATCTTTTGGCACTTCGCCGTCTCCTTGCACGGGTCAAGCAGGATGACGACGCGAGACGACGAGACGCCGATGCACTTCGACAACGCCTCGCACGTTCTGGCAAGGTACTCGGGGCGGTTGTAGGCAGAGATGGTGATGTTCACTTGCGAACCCAGATGGAGGCACCGTTGCGAACGAGAGCGTCGGCCCACACAAGCCGCCACTCGTCGTCGCCTAGAAGCTCTTTGTGTGCGCGGTTGCACTTGTACGCGTGAAACACGTCGTCAAGCATCAAGCAGCGGCACCGTGATTTCGCGAGGCGGAAGTCGTCGTACCCGGAGAACTCGTCGCCATCGACGAGGATGGCGTCGAACTCATCGCTCGACGATTCAAGGAAACCGGGAGCCGCGTTCTGCTCATAAAACGCCTGCGTCTCGTTCCACCAGAGGACGACGTGATGGCGTGGGTACCTCAGCGCGTTGTACGGCGACTGCCAGACATCGCGGTCGAAGTTCTTCGGGGTGAAGCTGGCCGACGAGATCGACGACATGCACAGCGGCTCGACCCACGTGTGCCCGGCGGCCACGGCTGAGAGCCTTGCGTGCCGCTCCGCGTTTGGTTCAAGGCACACAAGCCTCGGCGACTCAATCGACGCGAGGGCGTTGATGAACACCAGCGTCGAGCCGAGGCCATCGAACGAGCCA